CTTCAGCTTTAGCCTCAACTTCCTTTACCTCAACTTCTTCTCCTTCCATTTCTAATTCTTCAGGGATTTCATTGATTATCTCTGCCATCTTTGCTCTCCGTGTTATGCACGTTCGTAGCCACGTGGGTCATCCACTACGGCTTCTACTGTGTCGTCATTAATAATGCGAAACTCATTACCAAAAATTTTGATTCGAGTTCCAGAATATGCCCTAGTTATAACGAAGTCTCCTTCTTTACACCAAGGACCTGTTGGGAAACGAGCTTCATCTTTATAAGCTGTGTCTCCTAATTTCATCACAAATAAAACAACTGTTGAATGTTCTTCAATGTTTTTTGTTTTATCAGATTTGAGTATCCCACTTTTGTAAGAATCTTCTACCTGAGGAACTGCACATAATATGCGGTAGCCTTTAACATCTGGTAGTTGTGCGGGTTTAGTATCTTCTAATGCTGTTGGTTCTGGCATTATTATTTTTTTATTTGGCGTTTGTATTTTACTCATCATCTTCCTCCATGTGTTTTGCCATAGAAGCTATATGTGATTGTACAATATGAAAACCTCTAACAATGCCACATGCGTGCATGTATTGAGCGTGTTCTTCTGCTCTTCCCATTGCTAAATCTTCTGTTATGCGTTTCTCTTCCTCACCTATTTGTTGGGCGAGGACTTTTAACGTTTCATCCATCTCTCTCTCCTGTTTTTAAGTTTGCGTATTATTACGTTCCTTCTGTTGCTTTACGGCTTCCGCACCTAATTTAGTGCCTTCCATAAATTCTTTTGCATTCAAATCTTTTTGATGATTGACTGCGTCAGCACCAATCTTGGCACCAGCGATTCTTTCTTGTGATTCCATTTTTGCTTTCTCTAACTGAAGTCTTGCTGCATCTATAGCAGAGTCATCAGTCATTTTCTTAGCTTTTGCTTGAGCTTCCATTTGTTTAATTTGAAGCTCTTGTTGTTGCATCTGTATTAGTGGGTCTTGCTCTTGTTGAGCAATCTGTTCTTGTTTAGCTTCCGCAATATTTTTTTGTAATAGTTGGTCAGCTGATTTAGCAACAAGTCTAGATAGTTCAACTTCCACATCTTCAGGTAATGGTTCACCTGGTGGTGGTAGAGGAACTCCAAGCTCTTCTTCAATTTTGTTTCTATATGCAAAGGCAATATGTTCTGCAATATGTGCTTCCATAGCTGCAAATATTTTATTAGCATTTGGACTCTGTCCTATAAGCTCTCTTATTTTAGGGTCATTAATAAATGCTAAATGGGTTTTAATGTGTGCCTCGTGGTCTTGATAAATAAATGCTCTTACAGGTTTACTGTTAATAATATTCATGTTCTCTGTAACAGGGTCCATAGGTTTCATATTATCTTTCTGTGGTATTAATTTATCTGCGTTTTTAACACCTAACACATCTAGCATCTGACGGTTAAGTTCTACCATGTCGTAGATGTCTGGGTTCTGTTGTGCTAACTGCATAACCGCTTGGTACTGAACTACTTTTTGTGACATAGTTGCAGCGTTAGGGTCACTGACAGGTATAACTTCTACCTTATCATAATCACTTTGTTTAGCTTCTCTTGAACCTGTCTCAGGAGTGTAAGCATAATCCTCTGGAGTAAAATCTCTAATAATACCTTTAAGTAATCTTAGTTCTTGTCGCATTGAATAATGAATACGGGCTTGAACTGCAGACATAACTTTTAGTGTTCTTTCTAAGATAGCAAGTGTTGTTCCTACAGGAGCATTAGCTGACATGTCAGAAACTTTTAAATCAGCCGCACTAGCAAATCTTCTACCCTCATCAATAATTTGATTCATTAGTTGATTAAGAACTTGACTTGGTTCTTTATAAGGGAGTGGTAATATATTATCTCTAATACTACCTGATGGTACATCTACATCTCTAAACTCAGCTGGAGATATTGGTGTTTCATCACCTTTGATACGTAAGCCTCTAGACTTAAACCCGCCTGGTAAATTAGATAGTGTACCTGCATCAACTAACTGTCTTAATATCATAGTACCTGATTTAGCAAACGCACCTATTAAATGTATTAAACCAAAGTGGTAAAAACCAAAACCAGGGACATAACCATAGTGCACAAAGTGCTGACGTTTTTGTCTAGTCTTATCATCTTGACTCCAGTTACGTCTAATAGATAAAACTGTGTTAGTAGATTTTTCTATAGTTACTACATAAGGTAATGCTATTCCTGTTTTCTCTCCATCTTGTTCATCTTCGTAACCTTCTAAGTCAAGGTCAACATGCATCTCTAATATTTTCCAACGACTATCAGTTGTAGCACTAAAGCCCATCTTCTCAGCTATCTTTTTCTCAACATCATCTAAGTCGTAAGTTGGTTCACCTAAATCTACATCTTTATAAAATTCTGCTACTTGTAATTTACGTAATTCATTTTGTGTCTTACGCATTACATGAGTAACTCTTTCTGCACTTTCTAAATCAGATGCACCGTAAGGTACAACTATATCTTCTGCAGGAATATACATAGACACTTGACGTTCTAAGTTAGGGTCGTAATAAACTTTCTTAAATGCGTTACCCGCAAGACCTAAACCCCATAACATTCTTTCGTGTTCTGGTCTGTACTCAGTCATCTTTTCAGTTAACTGATAATTCATGTTCTCTTGTACACGAGCCGCTGCATCTTTACATTCCTCAGTTTCTTTACCAATGATTTGTGTCTTTACTGGACCTGAAGCTGGGAATATTTCTGTCATAGTTTCTGCTTGGAACTTGACAAGAGTTTCTGTTAGTAGTGGGTGATAGACATTACATGCTCCTTCCCACGGTTCACTTCTGTCTTCTAGTTTAAGACCTAAAAGGTCTAACCCGTCAACATAAGTGTCTAGCCAATCTTTTCTTGAATTTACATCACCTGAATAGTCTTCTATTAAATCATCTGCTAATTCATTAAGTAAATCATCTTCCATTTCTTCCGCAAGGTTAAGATTAAATTCATCATCTTCCATACGGTCGGGGTCAATATTAATTTCCATACCATCAACACTAATGTTGACTTCATCAGGGTCTACTATTTCTATTTCTAGTTCAGGCTCGTTCTGAGCAAGTTCTTCCATACCTTTAGGAGCTTCGTATAAACCCTTATCAACATTATTATCTTGTGCCATGATTTTTTCCTATAAGATACAGATGAGTACTAGTATAACCAACACAATATTTATTATTAAATTGTATTGACTGTGTTTTTTCGTTAACCATTTAATTTTCTCTCTTATAAATTGGTATATCATAATTATCTCCGTTGTTAAATAACATATAGACGTTTCTGATTATACCTTTTAAAACTTTGTATATCATCTTCTTCGTCACTTGGCAACCTAATAAATCCACCTTGTCTGAACCGCATTAGTGCGAGGGTTGTCGCATCCACTAAGTCATCATTTGCACCTGCAGGAAAGTCATTACACTCTTCAATTACTTCGTGTGCCCATCTTCTGTCTGGTGACCATACAATGCCTGAATTAAATAAGTCAGACACCGCATTTACTCTACTTATTTTATCCTGTCCTTTACCAGGAGTAAACTCTCCTACAGGAATACCCATACGTCTAAACTCTTGGTAAAGAGCAGCTCCATTTGACTTTTTTTCTACTACAAACGCATCTGGTTCCCACGCTTTGTACTCTTCTATACATAATTCTTTAAGTTCTGGAAACTCTAGCCTTCTTTTAATAGCATCTAGTAATATTATATTATAATTGTTTGTTTCTTCATTCATAAACACACCCCATGTAGTCAGGGCGTTGTAATCTGCACGGTTATGGGATTCTTGAGCAGCATCGAGTGTCATTATAATAAATTCACAGCTGGGTGGGTTCTCTGCTTCCCACATATTCCACCATTCTCTTTTGATAAGTGCTCCTTCTTCTGAAGTTGGGTTCTGCATGTACTGAGCGTTCCAATATCTTATGTCTAATGCTGCACGTCTAGACTGTAACTCTTTTACAGGCCAGAACTCAGGCCATAAAGCTACTTCTTCTCCTTCTTTTTCTAATATTGCTGGAAACTCTACTACTTCCCAGTTGTCTACTTCGTCATTCTTAACCATTTGGTTAACAATTTGCCCTGTTAAGTCTAATTTAGACCATCGAGTCATCACTACAATGATAGCACCACCTGGCATTAGACGTTGTAGGGGTCCAGATTGAAACCATTCCCATGCTGGGAGAAAAACATCAGACTTTCCTAACTTAGCGTCTTGCTCCGAGTGAGGGTCGTCAATAATGAATAGGTCGGCACCACGACCAGCCAAAGCACCACCGACACCAATAGCGAAATACTCGCCATTAAAGTTCGTACCCCAACGGGACGCTGACTTAGAGTCTGCCTGGAGCGAGACATTCGGGAATATGTCTTTGTACGAGTCCGAACCAACCAAATTTCGAACCCTACGACCAAAGTTGACAGCCAAATCTGCAGTGTGCGAAGCCATGATGACCTTTTTTGCAGGGTGTCTTCCCAAAAACCACGCAGGAGCGAGATAAGATATAAGCTCACTTTTCCCATGACGAGGTGCAATATTAACGATAACCCGTTTACGCTTTCCTTCAGCAATTTCTTCAAATAATTTAGCAAGTTTTGCATGATGTGCTCCTACTTTGTAGTCTGGATAGACGTGTTTAATAAATTCTAAGAAAGTTTTACCCCCAGCCTCTTTAACAAGCTCTGCTTTATAATCTTGAAGTAGTTTTAAGTTGCGTCTTCTGTCTGTTTCACTCATCTGAGGGAGTGCTTGTTCTAATAACTCTAAATCTTTAGGGCTAATCATCATCTACCTCAACGTCTTCTACTTCAACTACTTCTTTAGTGTGAATAACTTTGCCTTTTAGTTCATTAATGGTAGCTAATAGTTCTTTCTCTAGCTCATCACCTGATTTAGTTATGTGAGTTACCTCAGTTTTTCTCTTAAATGCGTCAACTCCGTCTATTTCACCTACAGCCTTAAATGCGGCAATACGTTCTCGTGATGATTTTGCTAGAGTTGCTTCTTGGAGTAGACCATTTAGTACAGTAAGCTTTATATCCGCCAGGTCTTTAGCTACCATGTGGCTAGTTTGTGCCACCATACCAGCAAGATAGGCTATGGTCTCATTAGGGTAAGTACCAAAATCTGGTTTCAACTCAGGGTTTACCATCATTTGTTTAGCAACTTCTTCTGCCTCTTCCATATTATCTTGCGAGGGTTCTATAGTTTCACCCGCTAAGTCAGATATAAGCTTAACAGTGTTGGACCTCATGCTGAGTTCTTCTTCGGGAGACATGTCGGGTAAGGCCTCTCGTGCATTTTTTGGCAATGCTATATCATCATCAATATGAGGTACAATAACTGGATGTTCGGAGTTTTGCTCTTGCATGTGTCGCTGTTTACACCTATGTATATTAATTGCAGCTTACTTTACTTAATGCTAGTATAATATATAATGTAAGTGATAACAACAGAATACTATGAGGATTTATTATGAGAATGGATATAACCAAAGAGGGAGTTTGACATTTAGATTTATTTGATGTAGAGACCCAAGAAGAACAAGACCAATTTATATATTACTATTTGGGATTGTCAAAACCTATCAAAAA